AAAAGGAGATGATGATGTTCGCAACACTGAACAAGTTAAAGTACAGGATTAAACAGGATATTAAACGTGTGGAAGAACACTGGGAGACTAACCCTAGCAATGACTATTACTTTGCAGAGATATGTGGACTAAGGTCTGCTTTAGATCACATTGCAAGAGCAGAGGCAGAGGAATTAACAGAGTTAGATAAGTGGGCTACACAAAACCAAAAAGAGGAAAGGAATGAACTTACAACTAGGAACAGGGCAAGAGGTTAGTATACACAAGGTAGAGTCTGTGGAGATAGAAGAGACTACCAAGTTAGATTCTCTAAACCCTAATAATAAATACTTTAGAACGATGCATGTCAAAACAGAGTCTGGTGAGACTATCGAGATTACACTATTCTCTAAAGACAAAGACGTACTAGAATATAAAGATTAATTGATGACACGGGGCAGGTACAAGGTCGGTTATATTTTACTCCATTTGTTTCCGACCAACCACAACTACACATCTTACTTGCCCCGTCCTCCCTACATACTAAAGGAAACAATATGCTAAACATACAAAAGATATACCACGACTGGTTACGCAAAGGCAATGACCTTCATTACAAGAAAAGGTATCAGGGTAACGAGAAGTGGTTTCATGGTTCAGCTTCAGGAATGTGCATGCGGAAACATTACTTTCAACACGTTGCAGAAGTAGAACCTAAAGAAGTAGATGATGATACCCTGAGACTATTCAGGCTTGGAGACTTGGTACACAATGATATTCAGGAAGCTTTAATAGATTATGCAAGTCTCAATGGTTCTCAGATAATGATAGAACGTGAGATACAAATACCTGAGGTAAACGTCAGGGGGTTCTTAGATGTAATCATCGTAGAGGATGGTGCATTGTATGATATCAAGACCTGTAATGCTTGGAAGTGGAAAGGTTTGTTTGGTCGCAACCCTGACCCTGACCAACCAGTTAATTACAACTTACAGCTTGGTACTTACGGATGGTGGTATGAAAAAGAATTTGGGAACCGATTGAAGAAACTGGCGTTACTATATTATAACAAAGATAATTCAAGGATGAAGGAGAAGGTTATACCTACCTCATACATAGACAAGGCCAAAGAATACTGGCACGATGTCAACAAGATATTTGAAAAAGGAAATCCACCACTGGAACTGGGAGTTGCACCAGTGTACAAATGGGAATGTAATCCCAAGTACTGCAACTTCTATCAGGTATGTGGTGGAGGACTAAAAGAGAAAGGAGATGATCTATGAGCGATCAACAACCCGATTGGGATAAGATAACCGAAGGTAAGATACGGCATGGTATTGCAGTAGAAGCCTTTAGCAAAGGCATGGAACTTAATGAAGAGAACATGCGATTGATAGAGAAGTGGGTGCAGTTTATCATTTATGGCTACGATGGTATCAAAGACATACTGGAGCAAAAGCAGAATCTTAAAGATCAACAGTTTTTAAAAGACCTTGTTGATCAGTTTGGTGGAGAGATAGTAGATGAAACAGATGAAGATTATGTGAAGAACGAAATCAATAAAGCTGTGAAGACATTGGGACAGAAGGACAAGAACAAAGTCCTATACCAACTGAAACAAGGCAACATCACTGTTGACAACCTTCAGGCTTGCTTAGATAAAATTGCGGTAATGAAACACTTCTAAGCATGGTAGACATAGGAGATGCATATTACCCCGCTGACGAGAGTCAGTTTACAAGATCGGTACCTACTGGTAGATACACAGCTAGTATCGTAGGAATGGACACATCTGAAAACGTTAGGTTTGGTAGGTATGTGGCAGATGTATTCAAACCCGAATACGAAGTTGATGGAAAGGAACATCCTGAGTATGAATCATGTGTTGTTAAAGACAATGGTGTGTTTCGCTACAAAAAGGTAGAAGGTCAATTATACGAACATAGAAAGAACTGGGGCTTTGCTCAGTTCCTATCTATTATGCAACTCCGCAAGGATAAAGGACAGGGTGGGCAACTGCCCTTCCTTTATCTGCCTGATATAAAAGGAGCTAAGGTATTGATAGATGTAACCATGAAAACATTTTACAATGACTTAGACTCAGAGGTCAGGTATCCAGTAGCAAGAACAATACAACTAATTGAATCTGCGGAGGTACCATTCTAATGGATATACTTACAAAGAAAGGACAGAAGTCATTAGAGTATGAAAGAGAAATGCTAGACAGAATCAGGCACAGTATCTGTGAGAAACACAAAAGCGACTCTACATTGGTGGAGACCAAGAAAGATATGGATGCTAAGGTGGACGGTATCATCATAAAAAACAATGAGTTGTCAGGCATCTTTGAATCTAAATGTAGAGACTTGAGCTTGATGGAGTTAAGAAACTTTGGCTCTTGGCTTGTGACGTTTGATAAAATTATGGACGGCAAGCGACTTTCAGAAATGCTACGAGTTCCCTATCTTGGTTTCCTGTATCTAATCAAAGATCAGATAGTCATGTATTGGAAAATAACAGATAGTTATGGGAACTTTTTGTTTGACTTTGACGTTAAAAATACAACAACACAAAAAACAATCAATGGAGGCAAGATCAAAAGAACCAATGCATACTTGCCATTTAAAAGAGGAATAGAACTATTATGACTAAATATATATGTACTGCCAAAATAAAATATACAAGGCAAGAAGTAGAGCTACATATCAATGCACTAAAGATGGCTTTGACTAACCCTGCATTGACAAATTATCGTGGTAGATACGAGAAGCTGTTGAAGGATATGAAAAGAATCAATAACGAAATGCTTGATAAAGAAAGTGATGCTTTGTTGAACGGATACAGGCACAAAGAAGAATTAGAATCTACAGTAGTACAAGATGCGTAAAACTACACGAAAGAAAATAAAAGAAGGATATGAGTTTGTTGAGTATCTATATGAATGTCCAGAGTGTGATCATGTCTACTGGAGCGATTCAAAGAAACTGTTTAAACGCTGTCCTAAATGTTTTGTAAAAAGAATCAATAGCAGAATGAGGCTTGCATTATGAAAAATCCAAAGAATGTGAAACGTGGTAGGAGAGCACGACAACGTGGTGCAGAATTACAAAGACAGGCTGTACGTATGGCAAAGGATGCAGGTCTTGAGGCATACAACAGAGATAGAGGTGGAGCACAGCATGAACAGGGAGATATAGAAATAGAAGGTCATTACTATGGGTGCAAGAGAAGGACTCGCATTGCACAATGGTTAAAGCCTGAGAAAGAAGAAGAAGGAGTAGTCGTAAGAGAAGACAGGGGTAAACCCTATATTGTCTTAGACTACGAATACTTTGTAAATCTATTATCAATAATGAAGGAACTGGCAAAGAATGGCAAGTAACGAACAGTTAAAGAAAAGAGCAATCATTTCTTTCTATAAGCGACTTATGAAAGATAATCGGGTTCAGCAAAATGGGCCGGCTTACAGAAGAATGAGACAACTAGAAAAAAATTATATTAGAGAAACGAGGTGGCTCAGAAGTAGACTAAAGGATGATGAAAGTGTTTCCTTCAGTTGGCTAAACGAGAGTCTAAACTGAGTCATCTCATAAATAGGAGATCAGCATGGCTGAATACAAACAAAAAGACGGCAGTTTTAAACTGTGGAAAAATAAGTACAAAGAAGACGGCGACAAAAAGCCTGACTACACCGGTAACGGAATGGTCAATGGCAAGAAGCAACAGTTCTCTTTGTGGATCAATGAGGACGAGAAAGGCGATAGATACCTTTCTGGTCAGTTCAAAGACCCATACAAAAAGAAAGATAGCCCTTTTTAGTGCTGATTAATAATAAGGGGGCTACGGCCCCCTTATTCAATGTCTTTTAAATAGGCGATACTTATGTCAAAGAATTTATTTTACAGCGAAATACGGGAAAATAGAGGGGGTTTTTTAACACCAATGTTTGAAATTTGTAGCAAGACAGGAAAAAGCTGTGGTTTTTGTGGTTTTACAACTTACAATCCAGAAATTAGAGATTTTGATGGTGAGCAAAGAGAATTTTGTGGCATAGCAAGTGGTTATGATACTAGAGTTTCTTCGCTTCCAGACTGTTGGCTTGAAATGACAAAGAGTCAACAGTCAACATATACAAAAAATAAAAGATTAGAACTACAAGCATTAGAGATAAGGAGTAAGTAATGGATATATTAGATGAGTTTCCAAAAGAACAGCGAGAACTGACAAAAGAACAGGCTGACGAAATCACTAAGATTATGAGAGACTTACAAAATAAAGTTGTACCTCTTAATGTGTACTGGGAGAATCTAGGTGACTTCTGGAAAAAGCATGGGTTTCCAGAATGGGCTGAAGAGTTTTATGAAAGGGCTAAAAGTTAATGATAGCTAATCTTCTTTCCAAAACTCAGCATATTCTTTTAATAGGTTATCATGGAGTTCTAGTCTTTGATATGCTTCTTCACCAATAGTTCTTATAAGTTCATCTATTCTTTCTTCATAAACTTCTTCACTTTTTCCCGGTGCAATTTTAGATTTTGTGAGTAATCTTTTTCCAAGTATAGAACTAAGAGCACTCTTATCATCTCTACCAGTTAGTTCTAACGCTCTCATAACATGATCGTCAACTGCGGTATACTCTTCCTGATTTTTTAGTGACTCGTATGCTTTTTTCATATTTATACGAAAAGTTTTTTGTTCTTCGTCTAAATTACCTGTATATGATCCACCATATTTATTCTTAAATCTCCATCTGTAGTAAGCCCTGATGGCATTTTCGTCTTTTTGAGATTGTTCATTTCCAAATCCAGTAGCCACCAATAAGGTATTATATGCTCTATTGGCTGGGAAATATCTTTTAGCAACTTCAATGGCTTTATCCATTCCTTCGAGGTAGCTATACTTGCCTTTTTCATTTACTGCCTTTTCTATTTCTAACACAACGGAAACAGGGTAAGACAGTTCTAAAAAATTATCTTTAAGCTTACCATCAACAGTTGATTGAATTATTGACCCCATAACGCCACCAACAGCAGAGTACATATACGACTCAAATAAAAACTCCCAAGGATTTTCGACAACTTCATTCCACTTAATTTTCATATTGTCTCCACCGCCGTAGACACCTGCTAATATAAATTGTGTTGTCATACCAGCTACAGCAGTTCCTAAAACCTCGCTCAGTGCCAACCTACTAGCATCTGTAAACTTTTTATGATTCCCTTCTTGCCAAGCCTCTTTAGCACCAGATTGAATAGATAATCTGGCCGCACTCATTAAGGATCTGTTTTTCATATTTGCATAAGTTTGGAAAGCTGTTAAGCTGTTATACCACCTACTATGCTCTATCCGAGACTGCTCACCTTTTCTTTGGGCACCTCCAGTCATATATGCCGAAGCACGCCTTATGATAGCATCATACATTTGTTGCGGTGCTTTTCCAGAAACCATAAGTATCGCATCTGCCTCAGAATAATCCATCTCTCGTAACAACTGAATGTCCTTACTCTTACCTTTTCCTTTTTTAAATCTCTCAGTCTTTTGCCTGTAGCTTTCTGCCGCTAACACTTCTTGAAATTCGTTAATGTAGTGAAATCCAAACCCTCTTCTTAAAATATTCTCAGTTCCCCTTCCCAAAGATTCCAATGGCCTTTGAGGATCAATAGACAAATTGGCAATATCTACTGTTATAGCACCTTTTGCTTCTAAGGCTGACTGAATGGCTTTTGGGCTAGTGGTTAATTTAAAAATGCTTTTTGCTAATGTAGGCATCCCTACATGCTTTCTAATGTTACCAAGAGGTTCTGTTATATTTGGAAATATAGACTGAGACAACGTAGTTGTTTTTAAAATGTTTAATGACGTATTCAAACCCCTTGTGATTCTACTTGCATATCCAGTAGTTCCTATTCCTGATTGCCTAAAAGAGGGCTCAACCGGTGTACTACTTAACGACCTAATCAACTCGTGAAACACAATAGGATCACCGCCCTCTCTCGATATTTGAGTTTTCATCTCATTAATAATACTTGTTCCTGCTATCTCTTGACCAAAGGTTGTTGCAACTCCAACACGACTTGCTCCAGTTTCTGCTAATCTTTTAGCATATTCATAAGGACGATATTCAACCAAAGGGACAATATCATTACCTATTTTAATAGCATGTGGTATGTTTTTCCATTTACGACTGTGTTCTGCCTGAGTTGTTCTAGTCGGTAGTTGATTCCCTACAAAATCTGACCCTTTTATATTTTGAGAAAGCTCTGCAAAATACTCTTTAACGGACTGTTCTGATTGACCTGTAGCATCTTCAAATTTTTTAACCAATTTTTTAAAATCAGAACTTGACTCACCACGTTCTAGTATTCTATAAAAATCACCTGTCATAATTCTAGGTGCTATGTTTCTACCCATAACTTTAAATGGTCTCACCTCTCCGTCTGGGCCTTCTTGCATTATATTATTTTTTTCAAATATTAAACCTCTTTTTTCAATGAGGTCTTTAAACTCATTAACTATTTCTATCTCCTTACCGCTAACTTGTATCTTTCCCTCTATTGCGGCGTGCAAGCGAGACATTTTAACTTCCTTTCCGTCTATTGTTAAATCTACAAACTTTTGAAGTTCTTTAATTGCCCTTCCTTTTTGTGTAAAAAATGGACTACCCGCTGATTTTAAAACAATGTCTAGCTCTGGTGTTATTTCTCCATAAACTTTCTTTTCAGTGTCTATTGACTTTCTTGCTAAATCAGCCGCCCTCTGAGATGTTTCGGTTCCCATATCCCTTACACGCTGAACCATGTCACCAGAAAACCAACTAAAAGCTTTTGAAACATCACTTCTTTCTTTAACGGGTTGCTCAGATTCAGTTTTAACAATCTGCACTTCTTCTTTAGGTGCTTCTTTATCAAGTCTTTGCATTGCATTATTATACAATCTGTCTAACTCAACATCTCTTAACGTCCTAGGTCTTGACCTTTCCGACCCAAACAACTGTCTTAATTGTCTTAGACTAGGTATGCCCATAAACGCTTGCAATTCAATGCCTTGTGACCGAGCACGATCCTGAGTATCTCTTTTTAACTCATTTAATCTTTGAATAGACTTTTCCGTTCTTATGATTTCAGTCTCTGTTAAATTTGGATTATTTAACCTTGCCTGATTAGCTTTTAAAGTAGCATCAAAATCAGAAAATTCTTTTTGCAATAAAAATCCTTGTACTCTCTTTTGACCCTGTAGCTCAGATACCGGTTTTGTATTTCTTCTATTGACTCGTTCCTCATATACCTTTTTAGGGGTAAATAGGTTTCTATCTGTTAAATTTTCTCTTCCTCTTTCATTTTCAATGGTCACTATATTAGAATCTTTTCCACGCTTAAATCCTTTAACAGTCCCAAGATAACCAGATTCATTTACATATACCTGATCACCAGTTTTTATATCGTGGTCTTTAGCGTTGCCTTTCGAGTCTAATCCGGTTAGTTTTTTCTTTTTAACTGTCGGGCCAGTAGGTCTTGTTTTAGGGGTGGGTGGTGCCGTTTCTATTGCTTGTATTTCTGCCACTGCTCTTCTGCCTGCATCTGCCGGATGCAAAGGAACCTCAAGCATAGGATTTGACTCAAAGGGACGATTAAATATATCTCTCTCTTGAAGTGTTTTGTCAAGTCTTTGTTGCTCTGCTATGTCCCTTTCTTTTAATTGTGATTCTAACGCCTCTGTTCTTTCTTTAAAAGATTGCCTTCTAAGGTTAACAATTTCTCCTACACGCTCTCTACTTACTGGCTCTTGACGAGAAGTAGGGCCTGTTTTCTTTGGCCTTAATGGTTCTTCAGGAAAATATAATTCATTGATAGTCCTTTCTGTTACACCATCAAACTCATTAAGTCTTGCAACTTTTGCATCTATTTCAATTTGAAGATTGTCTAGTATTCTTTGTTCAGTTCCAGATTTTTCAAAATCACTCATTTTTTCTGATAGTCTTTTAATCTGTGATTCTAATTGAACTCTTTCATTTATTATTACTGGAGCTTCTGTTTCTGTTTTTACTCCGGCATCCCTTAATACTGTTTTGGCCCTTTGCTCTGCTTCTACTTGAGAAAAACCTTGTCTCTTCAAAGACTCAATAGTCGTTAATATATTTGGTTGCTCAGTAGCTAAAACCTCTGATTGTTCTGCTGTGACCCCTTCTCTTTTACCTTCTGCCGTTTGTCTTAAAGAAACTAAAGCTTCTTGTAATCTTGTTTGTTCAACAGATTCGGCAGTTGACTCTAAACCTTGTTTTCGTAATTGCTCTGCTGTTTGCCTCATTTGTGAAGGATCTTTTGTCCCCTCAACAACTTCATATTCTGTAATCTGTTGCCTAACCGATTTTTCAGGTGTTTTACCCTCCATCGCAAGTTCCATAGCCGTTCTTAAAGGACGACCTACTACTTCATTTGCAACAACGTCTAAAGGCTTTCCTGTTTCTGTTACAATTCTTTCTATTTCAGTAGCAACATTACTTCTTAATGCGGTTCCTGCTTTTGGCTCCATGTGCTTTAAAAGCTTTAATCCTATTATCATTTGAGCCGCATTCAGATAATCTTCTTTGGTTGCCTCTTTACCCTCTAGTAAGGCCGGAACCTTGCCAAGTCCAAAAACCTCACTAACAAATCCTAAAGTTTCTTTTGCTGTGGCTTGCTTGGAAACAGGGGCTCCTACTACTTTTTGTAATTTTTTTCCAGCAAATGAACCAGCTCCACCAAGAAATCCAACAGAGCCACCAGTGATAAAGCCTTTCATTGCATGCTCTGCAACTTCAATCGGGTCAACCGTTCCAGTAAATTCTATTTGATCAACAATGCTTCTGCCGGAATCAAAAGCGGTAAATCCACCTGCACCTCCAGTAACCCTTGGAATAATGCTTTTCATGTAAACACGAGCAGTTCTTAATGGCATTTTTGTAGTTTTAGCCAATAACATGGCAGACTTCTCTGCGGCTTGACCAACTTTTTTTATTCTACCTAAACTACCACCACCTTTAAAAAGGGCCGCATCTAAAGGCATAACCATTGAAAACACGCCAGATACAATTTCTTCAAGTTGATTTGGGGGGTATTCATCTAGCATTGTTGTTTGCTCTAAACCAGCAATTCTAAAAGCCGCACCTGTAATAGACTTCTCCATTGCAAGGTCTATAACACTTGGAGGGGTTCCACCCATATTTACAGAGGCCTTTCTGTAGGCATCACGTTTGGTCAGTCCCTTTTTTTGTAGCTTTGCGACTTCTTTAAGAAAGAGCCTATTATTATACTGTCTTTGAAAATCTTCTTCTGTAGGTTTAAATGGAAGACCTAGCTCTCTTCTTCTTTTGTCTAATTCTTCTTGTGCTTTTTTATTAGAAACGCCGTCTGGAGCAATGCCTTGTCTTTGATCTCCTAAAATTTCAGATGTAGGTATCCCCATTACAGTTTTTGGAAGGTTATCAACTAAAGCTTTTACAGGATCAGGAGAAGAAGATGCTTTCATTATATACTGTGGATTATCTTTGCTTTGACTTAAAGCTTTTATAACCTTTTCTAAATTGGTCTCTTCTTTAGGTTGGCTACCCTTAATTTTTTGATTGTATATTTGTAAAAAAGACTTTACTTCAGGGCTTTCTTTTGGCAATCCTGAATAATTAGAATAAAAAGTGGCAGGATCATTTTTAGAAACATCAAGAATATTATCAATAATATCTTCCCCAGCTTTTATTCCGTTATCAAGGCTATCAAATTCAAGCAACGTGTTACTTCCTTCCATTACCCTTCCACCCATGCCTCTTATTTTATCTATATTCTCTTGTTTTCTAGGTAGGTTAACACCATAAGGATTGTTTTTAGCAATGCTGTTTTCTTGTTGCTTTACAGAGTCGTATATAGTTTGTTTAAAATTAACACCTTCAATCAATGGCTCATCGGGATCAATAAAAACATCTTGAGGGTTTATAGCAGGTGCAGATGTACTTACCTTCGCTTCAAATGTTTCGTATTCACCTAGCTTTATATTTAATGCAGAAACTTGATCGTAAAACTTACGTCTAGATTCAGGGTTTTGCATTTTTGTTTTAAAGGTGTCGAAGTCACCTATTTTTACGTTCTGAGAGGTTACTCCATCATATAATTTTTGAAGTGATTCTAGTGGCATTAGTAGTCAATTTCAATTTCAATAGGTTCATTTTGCCTTGGTGCAATATTTACATTAAAAAGGTTGTCTCTTTCACGCTCAAACGCTTGTAGCCTTGATTTTAGCTTAGCTTCCTGTTCTTCAGTTAATGCAGGTAAGCCTGCCCGCTTTCTTTGTCTTGGACTCAAGGCTTTGGTCACGTCTGAAATTGCTTTGTTTACTTGTGTAAGGCTCATAGTGCTTCCTCTTCCACCCATTCTAGGAGCACCAGATATTGGAATGACATCATCTTCTGTCGTATCTGTTTGTTTTGCTTTGGCAATTTCTTCATCTGTCGCATAGCCATATTCTTTAGTGGTGGGGTTGTACACCTGTTTTTGACTTGTAGATATAGATGTTCTCTGAGGGACAATAAGGCCCAATGCTTTTTCTGGGTCTAGCTTAGCCATAGCAACTATTTCATTAACCCTTGGGTTGTTTTGATTGTCTGTTGCCCAACTATCCACTTGTTGCTTGGCAACTTTTGGATTTTCTATTTTTATTCTGTCTTGTACTTTTTGAACATAAGACGAATTATTTATAATATCAGGTTCTGATAGCAAATTCTCCAATCCTGTTTTTATCGCAGAAGGGTCTCCAACATTTTCTGTGTAAATTGAATTTAATCTATCTGTAAATGCTTGTTTAGCTCCTTGTAATTGAATACCAGCAGACTTAACTCTTGGTATTTTAGAAGTAGCAAATGCATCAGCTTGAGCTTCTTCAGGCAAAAGCTTAATCAAGTTTAATTCATTTGTAAATTCTTGCTGTTTCTGTGCATCCTCATATCTTTTAGTTTGTAGCTTTTGTCTTTCAAGCACTAATTGATTTTGCTGATACTGATTAAAATAATCAGGCAACCTGTCTAAAAAGTCTGCAAGAGGATTATCGTATCGGGCAGGGCCCAAACGCTGTCTTCTGCTATATATACTTCTAGGGCCGTTAGCCATTGTTATCCCCTAGGTACCCACTGACTACCAGTCCAAAGATATGTTCTGCCATCTGGGCCGGTTTGAATCCATGTATGATTAGCGAGAGGAGATGATGGCGGGCTAGTTGGAGGTTGCATAGGAACAGATTCAGCTACTGAAAATTCTCCACCACCTGCAAGAATGTCTGCCGCAGTTCCCAAGGTTTGTGACTCAAATCCTCTTTGCTCTGCTTCTATTTGTCCTTCAAGAGACTGTTGAGCTTGCCCTACCGCTTGAGATACTGCTATTTGTTGTGATCCAAAACCACCACCAACACTCGCCAGTCCCTGCCCTCCAGTCATACCAAGAAGACTTTCACCAGTAGCCTGTGTGGCACTTTGTATTCCAGTAGGATCAAACCTTTGAAATAATGCTAACTGCTCAGGCGTTGCCTCTAAGCCTTGCTGTTCTAAAATCCCCTCTGCCGTTAAAGAGCTTCCGATGAAAGGTACGTTCGTGGAACTGGTACCGGTACCAGTTTGTACTCCTGTATCATCGTCACCTGCTCCTGTATCAACATCAGGATCAGTATATACGATCCCGGTTCCAGTTTGTTCTGCTGTATCATCGTCACCTTCTCCTCCTGAAGTACTTCCACCCATATTATAGCCAATAAGACCACCATCTTCAAATCTAGGAAGTCTATTTAAGTAAGAAGCTATAAAACTAGCATCACTAGGAGTATTCATAGAAGGAGCTCTATTTGGAGACATTGGTAAATTAAAGTAAGGACTAACAACCTCAGTTAATGACGGATCCATGCTTGGAGCAGGGGCCATTCTAAGTGAATCTGCAAGTGGGCCTAATTCTTGTCTTTCTAAATATCCTATTAGAGAACCCGCTGACCTACTTGCCTCTTCTGCGGTAGCCTGTGCCGCTTGAGCTGTGCGAGCCGCATCCAATAATGTATTATCTTCACCTAGCGACAGAGCATTTGCCAAACTTGCTTGATATGCATCTTCCGTTGGCTGTAGAACCATATCTGAAACATCTGTTAAGGAAGTATCAAATTCTGGAACTACTACATCTCCTAACATCTCTGCATCGGCACTAGCAGGTATAACAGAACCTGATGCCGTAGGGGCAACACCAGATGAAAATTCAGTAAGGGACGATATTGATGAAGGGTTTAACCTCCCTGCAACCTTGCCATATATACCTCCACCCGGAGAAAAACCCGCCGTAGCCGCCGCTTGCAATCCTGAAAGTAAAGCTCTTTCACCCATACCTCTTGTATAATCACGACTTGCTTTTTCTACATCCCTAAATGATTGTTGTCCAAATACGGTTCCAGACCTATCAACACTCCTAGACTTACCGGCACCCAATCCTTCACCAGCTCTTTTTCCTAAAGCAGTTCCAAGACCGGCCGCTAATGCTAAACTCGCACCCCCCGTAACTGGTGCTAACGCCGCACCTAAAAGACCTCCAGCCAAGCCACCAATACTACCAAACAGACCACCTCTTTTTTGCCTTTTAGCCTCTGCTCTTTGTGCCTCTTCTAGCCTTCTTTGATCACTCTGCATTTGTAATGCACGGGCCAGTAAGGCTCCACCTCTAGTAGTCTGTCCACCAGTCTGCATCATCTCCATTAGACTGGATGTTTTGCCCATATCAAAACCAGTCATGTTTGGGCCAGAAGGAACTGGCATATAACCTTTTGATTTGTCGAAGCTGTTATGCATGGTGTGATTCCTTTGAATTTAATAAAACTTTTATCATAATATAAAGATTATATTGTTACGATTGTCTTCCATACTGACGTTATTATAAACTCTCTCTCTGCATCTGTAATGTTAGCATTATCTGGATTCATTCCTATATAGATTATAGATTTAGCAGGCACTGTTGGATCAGCACTCCAGTCAGACCTATTAATAGTAACAACCGAATCATCTACAAAACTATCGGTAAAGTCAAATGTGCAAACGGTACTGGGTGCAAGGTCTCCCTCTGCTGTCTTTTCAATAGTAAATACAATGTCAGTAGCCGCAGTAGCGATCTCTGGTATCTTAATCATAATTTTGTGACAGGTCATGTCAAAGGGAGCCAAGAAAGATGCCCTAGATTCTGGAACTGATGTCTGCTCTCCTGTTCCCTGCCAAGGTATATATATCTTTGTTCCGGGTAAGTCATCTGTAAAATTGTGGGAAAACATTCTATAGTCTACAAATGATGATTTGTATTCTAATCTTGATGCAGTAAATGTACCCTCTTCCTGTTTATTGCGACCACCGTGCATATCAGAAGTCCACAGCTTACCACGTTCTTTTCTGTACCTTGTAAGGGTTCCACGATTTCTAAAGTATAGAACCTCTTCACCTTCTCTCATAGATTGAATAGAAGGCTGTTCTCTTACGACTCTAATCTTATCCTGTTTCCTGTTGGCAATGAATCGAGTAGCTCTATCCATTAAGAACCTTTTCTGTAAAGAACTCGATGTTCTATTGCAATGTCATTAATGTATGCTTTAACAGCAGTAGTGCTACTTTCAAACTTTAAAGAAATTTTATTACACGTTACTGGCGATGATGGAGTGAGCTTTACCTTTGCCCAGTTAGATGTTGATGCACCAATGGTACCACTCAACGCTGTACTGGTGCCATCTTCTTCTAATAAAGTAAACATGCCTGTTAGTGCTACATCTGATTTATATGTAATATGTACAGCATACACTTTCTTTACCTGATGTATACTTCCAAAATTCAACGCTCTTGTTGTAAACTGTGTGAACTGACTAGCTACTACTGTTCTATGTATCTGATAAATGTCAATCTGGCTATCACTATCGTGAGCTATTAGTGTATTGTTGCTTTCTGTATCTACTGAATTAGTGAGCCCGTCATTAGTATCTAAAACAAAATCTCTGGTAAATGTAAAGTTGCCTTTCTTTAAATCGCACATATATACATCACCATCATTGTCAAGACTCTTTACTACAAAGGCCATAGACTCTTGCTCATCATATATGATTCCTGTAAATGAACCAACATGACCGCTCCAGTCACTGTCGCTAACTTTATTTTCTCTTAGGTTGGTTATAGAGGATCCGTTATATAGATACAAGCCAAGTTTATTGGCCCATATTATGCCATATTGGGTTCTTTTTACTGCTTCTGGATGCAACACACCCTGATACTTTTTACTGTCTTCTAGGAACCAATTACGGTCATCTCCGGCTATATTGATAATGTCTAAACTTTTATTCTTGTAGGCTAACAATCTATCTGCATAAGCTTCTATTGCAACGTACACATCTGCATCACCCTTAGCCGCCTCTATAAAATTGGTAGATGGAAATGTATCGTACCTGTTGGGCATGGAGTACATGATTCTATCCGGGTAAGATCTTAATGTGGCCTCAGCCTTAGTGTCTCCAGTATCCTCATCTTTCATTGTTACATTACACACAAACACTCTATTGTTTGCAACTACTGCATCTTTCCAATGCTCTCCAGAATCACCCAAGGCATTGCTAAATATACTGGAGCTAAATCCATTGATAACTTCGTAGGTGATAAAACCAAGCTCAGAAATTCTAAAGTTATTAGCTACATCTCTATCGGGACATGAATAAAAACTACCTGTAAGAGTAAGGGTAACGGCTCCGTTCCCTGTCGCATTTTGAGAAAGGGTTATTACATTAGCTAGATTATTTGCCGCACTAATAGTCGTTCCAAGTGGTATACCCGATCCTGCAACAGACATTCCGGGTATAGCAAGGTCATTTGAGGTGCTAGTTACAGAGGTGGTACCACTTGATATTGTTCCCGTTAAGGTTAGTGCTGGATTAACCCATGCCGTGTAATCCTCTGAAAGTTTTGTTCTACAGCCCTTTCCTAGGTCAATGTCTAACAACATAATATATTCTGAATCTGTCCCTATTTCTCTAATGTATATTCTTCCGCCAGATATTCTAGGGTCGTAAGGCCCAATAGTTGCAACATTTAAAGACAAAGAACTTAAATCATTCGCATCAGAAACAGTTAAAGTCTCAGAGTATTTATATGGTAAAGATTCTTGATTGCCATCATAAATAAATGTCTGAGCAAATTCATAACCCCCGCTTGAAACAAGCCCATCTTCATCCGTTTCTGTAGTAACAGCAATATTAAAACCAGAACCAGCAGTAAGAGATGTTGCAGTTGCACTATCATCATCTTGATTCTTTTCATAACTTGCTAAAACTCCAGTTGACGAAGACGTTGTAGCAACAGTGCCATCTGTAGGGGGAGCAAGATCGTTATTTTTAGAAAAGTAATTCATGTAAGAATTGCTATCATCAGAATTATTAGCACCATTAAAATGCCTTCTTTGTATCCATCCGTACCATTGAATTGTGCAATCATTCGTATCGGCAGTATCACAGCATCTTATAGACTCCTCTGACTTGTAGTACTTTACCTTTGAAGGAATACTACTAGCAGAAGACCTTAAAGTAATAACATTGTGTGTATAATTATTAGCATTTGTAGAAAAAACATCTATGTCGTGTGCCGCAGGGTTAGCTAATAATATAACCTGATCACCTAGGGAAACACCTTTTAAGGTAGCCCCCCAAAAAACTTGAGGAGGAGTTTCAATAGTAATAGGCATAGCTCTATCAAAAACAATATTATTACTATTTGTATCTATTACTCGATAAAGTCCTTGAGCCGCCCTATCAATACCATTTGCAGGAAAGGAACTAGCAGTCATGTGTACCAAGGTTCCAACGGGAAAAGAAGATGCGAGATTCTGCTGAGTACCACTAACCTTATACTCCAACTCTCTCAGTGAGCCTCCATTCGTTCTTGCTATGAAACCAGTAGCAGAACCTTCACTGTCATCATCACCTGCAATAGAGCTGGTTTGTGAAACTGTTACAGGGTCTCTAGTATAATCTGTTTCAAAATAACCTAATCCATATCCGGGCTGTACCGTAGCTATCTCATCATTAACATAAGCAGATACCTTATTGTTTGTAGCATCTGTCATGCTGTAGAATGGCTGTATGCCACCATATACATTGAACATGACAGCTCTAGCCGCACCTACCTCATTGTCAGCAATGTCAGCAATGTCCTTAACGGTGTTTAGTCCACCGCTAAAGTCATTTAATTGGTACAGTTTTTTAGGCACTATTTACCTTTGAATACGCCTTCTAGGATATCTGTTACTACGTCAACAACCTTTTCAAAGAATATCTGCTCTTTTTCTTCAGATACGAAAGGAATGTCAATTCGTTTGTTGATAGCACTTGCAATCTTCTCAGCCATATCATCTGAAGCTAAGTGCTCCATAGCCTGTTCTTGCATTTTTTCTGCTTGCTCTTCTGCAAGCTTTACTAGCATTGATTTAATATCCATTACATTAACCTCATTATTGCGTTGATTACGATAGGTAAAGTGACTAAGGCGATACTACCCCAGACTTGCATCTTTGCGATGGTTGTATCGTGTCTTTCTACTTTACCATTTAATTTGTCTAAATGGTTTTCAATTCTACCTAAACTAGAATAAATGTTTTTCAATCTTTCGTCATGCTTTACTAATAATTGATATATATCTTTATTTTCCATCTTCCTGTCCTGTTATGCTATGAAACTTACCACCATTTTTCGGTAACTCTTTTTTAATGACCATTGTCTTCAAGGCCTCGTTAGGAACTGCCATTTTGATTGTCCACCTGCCGTCTCCATCCTTCATATAGAAAACCGTTTTTCTAATTCCCATGCGAACAATGCGAGCAGGCCGTTCTTCTGGGCCCAAATATACAACGTCATCTTGATTAAAATCATTCCCAATAAAAACCATAAGCCCTTCGTAGACATTAAGTATGAGTCCCTTAAAGATAGATACGCCCAAGTATGCAAAAGCCACCCATACAGCCTTTCCGAATAACTCTTCTGCAATGTGTTGAAACTCATTATGATTCATTTCCGCTTCTTTTTTCCCCAACTGAATGGGTTGATGTTAAATTCTTTTTCATAGAATGAAATTCGACTTTCCAATTCTGCCCTTTCCCGCTGTTCTTCCAAGCTATGTTTATGCAATAAACTCCGAATCGTGCTATCTGCTTCGACCAGTTCCGACTCAAGTTTACCCAATCTTGACTCAATACGATAGTACCCATACACAATAGCACCCACAAGAACACATAACTGTATAATCCATTTGATGTTAATGCTAAGAACCATATTATCGTCAACCAAATGACCACGATAGCTCCTTGCAGTTTTGACATCAGTCATGTTCTATGTCTTCAAATTGATTATGCAACCAACACCAATTTGACTTTGTGTATACTCTTCCGTGATAATAATGAACAACTGAATCAGCCCCCATTATCTCTATAAAAACTGTATTCGACACAGTATCCTGAGGTGTGATTTGGTAGCCTCCTACGCTCCACCCTCTTCCGCATCCTGTTATTGTTATAAGTAACAGGATGATCATAACTCGTACTAACAACTTCAAAATCTCCGTTATCTAATTTTTTTATTTTATGTTTCAAATTACCATCCACCAAGCCATAGCAGTTTCAACAATGATGTCAGCAATCGTATTATATGCCCACTTCTTTTTACTACCATAAGGCTTCCAATTTTCTATGTAGTATTCAAATACTTCCCAAAGAACACCAACAATAAAGACTCCCATCACACACCAAAAATCAGTCCATCCCCACCACTGAAACACTTTACAAAGAAATGCACCAGCCGCTATATGATAAGCTGTCCAGCCATCAAGCTGTCCTGTTTCTTTTTGCCAAGTTACTAAATCAGTTAATGGGCTTTTCATTTTCGCTCTTCTCTTTAGCCTCTCTGTCCTTCTTACCCTCTGTAAGCTATGCATACTGCTGTAGAGTCTGTATGGTTTACAATACCACTAAAATTACCATATAGTATCTCTCCGGGTATAAGATTAACAAAAGAACTAATATCGTCACCTATATTTGACGTAACCTTTATTTTTAGAAATTCAGTTGTACCACTAGAATCTTTACCTAGTGCCTGTATAGCAATCCAAGAACCTGTATCTGGATTCACAACATTGGTATCGTGCTCCGCTATAACATCGAAACCGTTCTGACCTATCAATAGATTGGCGGCCTCTTTCTGTGTGTATTTATATAAACTCATATTAAACCTTTAAATGTTTAGAAACCTCTTCATCTCCAGCCATCATTGGAACTATTCTAGATAACAACTCTGACTTAGTTTCTGAGCTAGAATAAGAAATATTTCTCTTGTCGTAGAAATCTTGTATCTCTGCTTTTGTATTGTCCATTGTAGGGTAATCAGATTGAGATGTAGCTACGCAGTTAATAAGATGATGATGTCCGGGGTCTAATCTTCCATGACCGCCACCATGACTATCATCACATTCATCAACATAAGCCTGTTCAATCGTTGCCCAGCTATTGCTTCTCTGAACAACCTCGCCATCTACAACTAAAAAATATTTATACCTAGAAGGATAAGTCAGGGTCTCAGTCGTGCCATCTGAATATGTCTTTGTCCTAGTAGCACCGGGAGTTGTATTCCTATATAGTCTTAAGTAATGACCCTGAGAACTTTTCCTTATAAGCATTAGTCTTCTTTAACCTCTTCAGATTCCAATGATTCTTTCAACATCTTAACAAATGCATCGTGACCTACTCTAAGTTGGTCTGCAATAAAACCATTAGATGCTTGTTTGTTTTGTATGTCGTTTATATGATTTACCATCATCTTCTGTTCATCAGTTAAGTCCTCAATGATATACTCTTTACCATCAAGATTAATAACTGGCTTTTCTTTTTTTTCTTTAGCCATTATTGACTCCTTGTTTAGTTAATTATTTATTTTCTAATTCTTCTACTCTTGCAGATAATTCCTGTACAGCTTTAATTAAAGGAAAAATAAGATTTCCATACGTTAAAGTTTTTATGCCACTTTCTTGAGTAGGTGCATAGGTTTCTGAATTTCCAACACCATGTTTTGCAAGTGCTGATTCAACCTCTTGTGCAATTAATCCAACTTGTATTTCTGTTGGGTCTTCTGGTTTTTTATGTATAAGATTTCCATCTTCGTCTTTTTTATCCCATTTACTATCTCTTATTTCATCTGGAAAATCTGCTGGGTTTTTATAGATATATGTTTTAAGGCTTAGTTCTTTTATAAAGTCAACACCTTTTAAATCATAATCTGTTATATCTTTCTTTGTTCTTTCATCTGAAGAATATGCAGTTATGCTTGTAACTTGTGCTTTGATAGCTGTTATGTTTGTATCTCCTAATGCTATTTCATTATCACCAGTTCCTACTGCATTATATCCTATTACTGTTTGATTCACTCCTGTTGCAGAACTAACACGAGTTGATGAACCAATAAGTGTATTACCAGTTCCACTTGTTAAATCATTAGTTCCATCGTGTCCAGCGTTATGTCCGATACCTGTGTTATCACCATCATTACCACCAGTTACATTTCCAAGTGCTAGATGTCCAACTGCTGTATTTCTATCGCCATTTGCACTAGTTTCCAAAGCACCATATCCAACTGCTGTATTTTGTCTTCCATTGGTAAGTAGTTTTAAAGAACCAGTACCGATTGCAGTTGTACCATTTGCATCAGTATGATTTATACTTGTGCCAGATTCGTGTCCAACTAGAGTACAATCGCTTGTTGTAGTAATAGCATCCCCAGATGATTTTCCTACAATTACATTGTTAGAGCCTGTGGTCATAGCAAAACCAGAGTTCTTTCCAACTAAAGTATTGTTAGCGGCCGCACCTTCTAAGTTAGAACCAGAAGACCAACCAACAGCAGTATTAGCATCTCCAGTTATAGCAGTTGATGAATTTCCACCTATTGTTTTTTCACCTACTCCTACATTGTCTGCACCTGTAGTAATATTTTTACCACTTAAATATCCGACTGCCAAGTTACCAGAACCAGAGGTCAACAATGCAAGAGCCGACCTACCAATAGCTATTGTTCCGTCAGCAGTTTCATTATCTATTGCATAACCAGCACCTCTACCAATAGCAATTAAGTTATGTGAAGTAGTAGCACTTCCAAGAGCATCAGTACCAATCCCAATATTGGAATCTCCAGTTGTTAAATTTTGTAGGGCTTGTTTACCCATCGCCTCGTTAAGTGTGCCAGTTGTTAGGTCTTTTAAAACTTCAAAACCTATACCTGTGTTATAACTGTGGCTGTCTGAATTATCTGATAACCCAGCATTACTACCAACAAAAGTATTTCCATCACCAGTATAGTTTCCTAAACCAGCATATCTTCCAACGCCTGTATTGTCTTCTCCGCTTGTGTTTCGATTTCCAGATGCGTGTCCAATAAAAGAATTATTTTTACTGCCACTTGTAACATTCTCACCAGCAATATAACCAAACAATGTAGTTCCACTTGTACTATCTGCACCCCCAGTACCACTATCATTATTAGATAGTGAGATTCTGGAGTTGTCATCGAGTATAAATTTAAGATTGGATGCTGAACTGCCATTACTATAGAATTGCATATCACCACCTGACGTTCTTACTACGCCTTTAGTAGCACCACCTTCTCTAAACCTTAAAGTAGGAATTGTTCCAGTATCAGCTATAACAACTTCAGCACCACTGGCTTGCACAACTAAGGTTTTGTCTGGGTTTGATGCTCCTATACCCATCTGACCTGACGAATTAAACCTTGAAACCTCTGTGCTACCAATTAAAAATCTAACAGATTGACCAGTGTGACTTGCAAGTTTTACTATACCACCAGAACCATCTAATGAAACATTTGTGCTTACATCAGAATCATCTAATCTTAAAAGTGGTGTTGAGTTGCTAATAAATACATCACCAGAAAAAGTAGCATTGCCATCATTAGCAATAGTGAATGCTTGATTAAATGAAACATTATCATCAGCAGAATGAGTGGTGCTTGAACTTACAAAGAACTTTAATGCACCATCAGCCAGACCTATTGCAGATGCTCTTCCATTAGCAGTGATATATTTATTATTTGAACCATCAAAGTAAAAGTTTGCTCCAAGAAATAAATCATTACCACCATTATTATATAATACACTATTAGATAATTGTAATGCAGTATAGCTACTTTGCCAACCTGATTGTGGTGTTGCACTTATACCAACATTTTGATTTGAGTCTATCGTAAGTGCAAGAGTGTTGCTATCCCCAGTTTTAAACTCCATTTTTTGGTCAGCGTGATTGTAATTAATTTGACCTCTTACATCGGCATTTTCATAAAATAATATTCCATTAGTGGTTTCATTTGCTTGACCAGTTAGCTTCATCCTTGCACCACCACCAGTGGAAGTAAGATTTAAAAAAGCATTACCGCTTTTAGATATAGTTACATCACCAGCAAAAGTAGCCGAACCATCAGAACTCAATTTAAGTATGTGCGTAGTTGTATCTGAATTGTAGATAGAAAAAACACCACCACCAAGTGAATTTGAATCAGCAGTAGACATTAAAAAGTAATCATCTCCACCAGTAGCTGTATTATTAATTTTAATAGCACTATAACTTGCATTAGAACCAGCAAACTCTGCTAATATTTGGTCACTTGAATTAATTTCAAGGCTATATGATGGAGTTGCCGTTCCTATGCCGACATTACCAGAGCTATCAATGGAAAGTTTTGCATCGCCTTTGTTTATTGTGTCTGCTCCAGCTACTGCACTGGTACAAAAATGTAAAGTTCCAGTACCGTTTGCATTAGTAAATTCGTGTACTATTCCAGATTTTACATAATTATCAGCAGAACCATAGCCGAATCCAAGACCAATAGAGTCTCCAGTTGGGTTAAGGTCTGCATTACCGCCTCTAATTAATAACTGTAAAGCTTCATTTGATGAACCACCTGTACTGTAAACGTCAACAATATCCACTTGCCCCTGTATTTGTTCATCGTAAGTATTAGTCGCACTACCTTGAACAGTTAAGTCTCCAGATATGGTTACATCACCAGAGATTGTACCTCCGGCTAGGGACATATTTAATCTATTGTTTGTAGTATCTAAAACACTGTTTAGTGCTTCTTGTGAGGTTACTGAGTTTGCCGTAACGGCGTTTCCTGAAGAGTCTAGAAGTACTTTGTTTAGAACTTCCTTAGCGGTGAATTTATTTGGGTTTGCCATAATCTATCCTATATTCCTCCACCACCGCTTAAAGCATTCATATAGTTAAATTATATGTTCTGTAACTTACCTTACATTAAAACAAATAATCAATCAATTATATTAAGTAAAACTTGCTGGTACTACTGCTCTAGTTCCTCCAGTTTTACTTCTTTTCTTTGTGCCATACTTTTTGATAGCCATATCAAATTTTCTTTCATGTTGCATCATCAAAGACATATACCCCTGCATCATGCCAGCATCAGGCGTTGAACCCGCCTTGTCCATATACAAACATTTTTTCACATAATCTACTATTGCTGAATGATATAAGTTATCCACATCTGGAAAGTCTGTAAGTGCATCTACTTTTTTAGGGTTTCCATAATAATGTATTAACATACCATTTGAGACTGCATGATCAAAAGCCTGATATGCTTTTCTATCCGTTCTGGACTCACCAGAAGAAGAGTATGTGGTGATCAAACCTAAATGATCCCCTCTTATAAAATACAATACTTTATCTTCAGGATACTTTATATTACTTGCCATTATTCAGGCTCCTTTATTGCAGACTCTGATGTAATATCAAACATTAAAGGTTCTCCATCTAACACCCTAGGAATTTGAATATAATCACCATCATTATCCATGACATCTACTCTATACACTTTATTGATTCCCATTTCTTCCGTAGAGGAATCGGTAGAACCATCTCCAATACTGTAAAACATTTGATTTGCAACTATATTTACTTTTGCTGTCATCGCTTTTTGTGAATACTGACCAATCTCATTAATAGCATCATTAATCAAAGACATGATATAAGCCTCTGGTGCATTGGGAAAAACTTGTCTAACCCTGCTTATAATTTGCTTTACTGATAGTCTATGTATTGGATGTGACATTATCTAAGAGCCTGTATTCCTTTATCGTAGTCTGCCTGTAATTTAGCCTGTTGTTTCTCATATTTACTATACTCACTTGTATCTACGGCCAATCTTGTTTGAACTTCGTTTGCGTATCCACCCGCTATAGCTATTTTTGATTGTACCTCTGTTGCGTATCCTTGAGCCGCATTAATATAAGATTGAACTGATTGTAGATATGTATTAGCAGTTCTTATATACCCCTGTGCAATTTGACCGTAAGTTCCTGCAACTCTAGAATATCCAGCTCCATTTGCAATAAATCCCTGTGCAACAGATATTTGTGCCTGAACCTGATTAACCCTAGATGAAACTTCAGAACCATAAGCATTAACTTCTTCTACCCCAGCTCTTGCCTCCGCTAAATATGCATTACCTGCCGCTATTCTAGCCTGAGACTCTTCTCTTTTTGCTTGAGCTTGTTGTAACCTAACCCTTGCCTCATTTGAATAACCTTCTGCAACAGAGAGACCTGATTGTATTTGCTGACCGTAACCTCGTACAGTGCTTAGATAACCATTTGCTGATTCAAGATAAGCCCTAACTGATTGAGACTTAGCACCTGTAAAAGCCACTCTACCGTTTACCTCACTAGAAAAAGCATTAACTTCTTTTGTTAAGGTATCAGACAACGTATTCCATTCTTCTATGTAAGACCTTGCTATTCTCAAGTCTGCATCAATAGCATTTATCGTAGCTTGAACTTGTTGAATTCTACCACTAGCAAGTTCAGTGTCTTCATTTGTGAGCTCTGAATCAACGTCTGATAAATTAGCGGCTAAATCATAATTAGCATTTGGAAAATCTCCATTTATATAGGTAATAGCTCTATCAACGTGAGTTTTTACAGATGTTAATCCAGTTCCAGTTGTATAAACACTTTCATCTCCCAATAAAGAGGGGTCTGTATTATCTTCTCTAAATTTGTCAGCCGCTATGTTTATGGCATCTAATGCAGTTTTAATATCAGAACTGGTACTATCTGTATCGCCAGCAATTTCATCTGCTTCGTCAAGAGCCTTATCAACAGAAGAGTTTATCAATGAAACTTCTGTAGCCATAAGAGCAACCTTACTTAAAACAGAATCTATTGTTGAATTTACCCCTGCTAAAGCAGTATTTACATCTGCCTCTGAATCAGTTTCACCTAAATCTAATAATGCATCTGACTTATCAAACTCTGTATTTGCTAACTGCACAGCCGTATTAATCCTGCCTGCCGCTGTGCTCATAGCACCAGTTGCAGTATCTATAGCACTATCTACCAATATAATAGCCTCTGTTAATTGTGTAGTTGCCTTATCTAATTCTGCATTATCCAAATCTGCTTCAGCAGACATTTTATCAACCTCAGTATTAGCCAAACCTATCTCTGTTAAGGCAGATGTTATATTAGAAACAGAGCTATCAACTTGGGTATTAATTAAATCACAAACAGCTTGAGTTTCATCTAACTCTGTATTCATTGCTGTTAGTGCAGTGGTTATATCTGCGTTGCTTGACTTACTCGCTAATAAATTTTGTAGTGATTTAATAGCACCGTAAAGAACTACAAGATATTCAGCCTCATCTGGAAAGCTAGATATACTAGAATCCCCAAACGCCACGGTTGGAAAAGATACATGCTCTACATACGCATTGTTAGATGCAGTTGGCGTTGGGTATACTGTTAAAATGTTTTGATATAAATAATAAGCAGGATCACTAGTGGTAGCATATTCCATGTCTGAAGAGTCTTGTATTCGACCCTGCTTAGAAGTCGGAACCAATCTACATGGCTGATTAATCGTTCCGTCAAATCTTAACACAGATATCACAGGGCCTTTTTGATCCATATTTGTAAGGGTAGTAGTTGAATTATTCAAAGTTGATCTTTCTGTACACTCAGACAACATTCTAGCTGGCATCAGATTTATTACCTCTTTAGCACCGTCTGTTAAAAACTGACTTAATTCTGCTTGAGTTGGTGCACTACTACCATCTATACTTAAACTTGTTAATGCTTCTACTTGTGCTTCAAATGTTGCCATGTTATGCTCTTCTTACCTTACCTGCTATCTTTTTTGAGTACTTGGCCCTTGGCTTTCCTTTTGCAGATGCGGCTCTCTTCCTTCTGTTTGTAGCCGCTTTTTCAGAGGCACTAAGACTTTTCCTAACTGATTCAGGTAAATAACGTCCACGCTTTGCTTTTGGTTTTTTCTTATCTGCTTTAACGACATAATCCCACTTTTGTTTTGACCACTTTGATAATTTATTCTTAGATGACTTTTTACCAGAATATGTCCCACCCATATCCTTATAGTACTTTACAGCAAGTTGCATAGCCCTAGCGGAGTGCTTACCACCCATTTTTCTTTTAGCTTTAGCCTTTGCTCTTGCCCACTTGGCGGGATCTCTTTTTTTTGCTGTCGCCACTATTTCTTTTTCTTTTTGGCGTGTGTCATTTGAACTTTAAAACTGGCAGTTAAACTTGCACCTTTGTGTGGCTTGTATCCACCCCTAGGGTTCTTCATTAATTTATAACCGGCACCAGCTTTCATCCAATGATAACCAGTAGGTGCTTTTACCTTTTTATTCATTACCATTTCACCTTATGACTCCAATACCTTGCTGATAGTTTGCTAGGCTTAGAGTCTTGTGCATTATGCCTTGCATAATACGATTTACGTCTTGCTTTATCTTTTTTACTCTTTGGATTCTTGCCAGCACCTCTTACTCCCTGCTGTCCAAATCTAATTAATTTTGTTGTACTCCCAACTTTGGCAACCACCACATGTGATTTCTTTGGGTGGTTTGGAGTACGTTTTGGTTTATTATATCCACTTACTCCAGCCCGTACAAGCTTTGGATCTCTCTTCTTTTTAGCTGGCATAACCTAAATTTTTCCTCATGCTTTTTACATTCTCACTCATACTTTGAGTAGAAAACTCAACGTCTGTTCTTTTTCCTAAGTCAGAAGTCATCCACATATTTGTAGTAAACTTACTTTCAGATGCTTGTTTACCGCAAGACTTGCAGTAAAACCAGCCTTCTTTATTTTGCTTATTACAATGTATACATTTTTTCATAATCAATCCTTTTATAGTTTCGGGGAGGAACCTTTATCGAACCTCCCCACAGTACTATAAACTGTTATCCTTATGTATTCGGATTAAGATATGGTTATATGAGCGACATCGTGAGCCTGTGCTTTGGCATAGTAATAAGTACCATCGCAAATTAACTCAACCTGATCTCCTAACTGTGCACCACTGATGAAAACAATTTCATCAACAGCAGACTCAGCACTGCTACCAGCACTACCGTCAGCACCAACTGTTGTTCCAACAATGGTGTCTTCAGATGTATTGTTAGCAATGGTAACTGCATTAGCCGCAACTTCAGATAGGATGAACTTAGCGTTCCATCCAGCACCGGCTGTTGCCGCCAATGGTAGGGTAATCTCATAAGCAGAGTCTTGCTGAATCATAAAAACCTTACCAGAATCTAAAGCAGTTAAGGTTTTAGCCGCATTAACAGTCTCTACTTTTAGTTTAAGATCAGCTTTACCGCTATTATTATTTAGATAATCAGCTCTCATCTTACACCCCTTCTAGGTTGAACAGTGCGTGTGACTCAGGAAGAGTAATCTCTAAACCAGCTTCGGTTAAGATCATATCTTTCCTTAAATCCTCATCAGCCGCCTGTACGTTAGTCATAACCTGAGTGTCACGATTGATACCGTTACCGATTAACGGACGATAAGCAAGTTGTGTCATATCAGCCATGAGCATAAACCCAGATGCGATTCCTCTAAACAATGGCTCTTTGACGAGGTTTAACTTTCCATGAATGGTATCAATTACCATAACGGAATGTCCAAAAGCACCTTCTCTTGAGTCCATGTTTAGTCTGAATGGGCCATTGGAATGACCAATAGATGCATCAAGAAACGCACCGTCACCTAACTTGTTAAAGAATGTAATGACTGGTAAACTACATAGTACTAGCTTTTCTGCCATTCCACCTCTAGCTGGATCAAATATCACTTCAAGATCACTAAGTAATCTATCGTATGTTAATTCAGCTTGTGCAACACTACGATGATATGCACTTCCAGAAGAATAGGAAAGTGCAGAATCGTCCACAACTGGTGACACATTCTTTACGATGTGACCGACTAGACCTTCTGTGTACTGGATACCACCTACACGAGCTCTTTGACCGAAGAGCATAGCTCTTTCAATGTCAATTTTGTGCTCACGCAGTTTGGTAGCCCAGATACGATTCCACTCTTCAGCATACCCACGATAGCGAGTTGCATAAGCAGTGTTGGTCATTTCTGCCGCTGTTTTAAAAATCTGGGTGTACCCAAAGTCATCTTCTAATTCAGAAGAGAATACATCTGGGGAACCAGAACCTTCTTCATAGGAAGAACCTATGATTTGAGCTACGTCATTATCAGCTAAAACATTGCTTCCGCTGACAGCAGATACATCAATTATTTTACCAGTAAATGATGAATCAGAACTTGCATGACTTACTCCTGACTCTACTCTAACTAATGCCTGACCGTATCCAGCAGTTGAATCAACTGTACCGACAGCCAAAACCATTCCTTTTACTAGGTAGTCAACAGTAGCACCGCCAGCAGTATCAACAGTAAATGAATACGAAGAACCTGCGGAAACAGCGGAACCACCATTTACAGCACCTTTAAGAAGTAAAGAACGATCTGTAAAGCTAATTCGGTTACGATTTTCCAAATAACGGAACACTGGGTCATCGGTAGGTGCTTTAGAAACCTGATTTAGATAGACGAAAAATGGAGACTCCTCAGGAGCCAATTCGGCAACTCTGTCGCCGAAATTAAATATTCGTCTTCTATCCGGTCTTTGACCTACACTAGCATCAGAGGTAGTAGCAGTAATATCACTGGATTTTAATACTCCAGAATTGTATGATATTGCCATTTTGTTACCTTTGTGTTATGTGGTTATTATTAATCACGGTAATCTTCCAGAACTCCCAGTTGCCATGATTGAATCAAACATATTGTCTGTATCCGTCTTTCTAGGCATTGGTGGCTCTCCTTGGAGAACTCCTGCTGTGCGAGGAGCCTGCTGTGCCGCAGTTACCGCTTCCATTGTATCATTATTAGCAACAGATTTACCACTCTGCATTTGCCAAAGTTTGACTAGATTGTTTAAACCTACTCTCTCTTTAGGCTGTGTCGTAAACTGCAAGAACTCTTGAATGTCACCATCGGACATTTTATAAGTTCCCCTCAGTTCATTCACAGTGTTTTGCATTTGCATTTCAGCCTGTATCTGTTGCTGTTGTTGGGATAACGCAGATTGCAATCTCTGTTGTACCAGATTCTCTATCTTGTTATTAACGTACCGTCCTGATTCAGAGTTTTCATCTGTAAACGCATCCCAAGGATTGAAATCATCCTTACCTACTGTTTGCTCTGGTTGCTGTTGTGTTCTGTTTCCGGCTATACCATCCTCAAGAACCTGAACTAAATCAGGCCTCTGTTCTAATAGCTGTAGTATCTGAGCACCTTGTTGCAGTTTAGCATTTTCGGCCTGTGACCGATCATACATAGACTGAAACTTTTTAGCCTCAGCTTCATAATCTACAGCAGGAACTTCTTCCTGTACTGGTTCTTGAGCTTCAGCGACAAGCTGTGGGCCTGCCTGCTGACTGATGATATCCTCTTCAAAAGTACTATTAGCACCGGGCTGTTCGGCGGGGATATTCATTTCCTGTTGTTCTAGTGTTGACATAGTTTCTCCTTAGATGTCTTTAGGCTTCTGGAGCAGAACTGACTTTTCTCTGTACATCTTTGAGATTGTTAGCCAATTTCTCCACCTCAAGCTTCACCTCGTTTTCTAGTTTTCCACGTTGTACCCTTCTATCAGCCTTAGACTCGGAATTGATTTCGCTCAAACGTGATTTGAACTTCTCAACTTCGACTCTCTTTCTATCGCTGACAGATTCTCTTTGGGCTGTCTGCAAGTCACCTTGCAAATTCTTTATCTGAGCTTCCATTGCCTGTATCTGCTGTTGCATCAACTGCTTTTCTTCCGTCCTTCTCATAATACCTTCCTTGTCAAATAACTCAGGATTCTTCTTCAATACTTCATAACGGTCTACAATGCCCATCTGGAACGCTTCTAGATATACAGCTAGTTCTGCATACTTGCTGGACGGCATTGTTGAACCCGGTTCAATTCTTACATCGTGCTGGTCTAGCATGTGCCTTTCTTTCTTCAGGTCTAAGATTGCCTGAGATACATCTGTATAGAAGTTTGCCATAACCTCTGTGATGTTGTTATTTGGCTGTGCCAGTCTAAAAATCTTTTTGTAGGTATAGTGACCTTTGGACAAGTTATACAAAACCTTACCCAATTTGTTAATACTAAACTCTATGTCTCGGAGTTTGGACTTTGGTCTTTCGCTACCCAGTGCTATCATTCTTTCTGTAGCCCTCATAGTCTCTGGAGCTTTCTCTGCAAACCCATGCATCATTTCTGGTAGGCCAAAGATAAAATCTATGTAAAACTCTGACTGCTGTATCAACCTATAGAACTCACCAGCAAGCGGTTGAGGAGCAGGGTAGTGCGGTTCGCCTTGGGATGAATCCACTTCAATGACTGCGTTCGGGTTAGCCCAGTCTTTTTCAAGTTGATCTATGTCGTCCACACTACCCAAAGGTACTAAAAGCTTTAATCCTGCTGATGCCTGTGCATGAGACAGTGCCAAAGACCACAACTTGTTTAGAAGCCTTTGCATTGGTCTGGCCCTAGACACATCAGACTTTGGATATGGAGTACCAGTCCAAATGTTGGGAAGTGGTATGATCGGATACTCATCCGTATTTAAAATCTGTTCATACAAGACAACTTCTCCCATTGATGCACATACCTTTACCCTAGTCTGTAACACCTCTATAGCTGTAAATGCACCAATGTCAAATGCTTCTGTGTTTTCCTGATAGAACTTGGCGTACTCTTCTTGAGACAGAATGTCTTCATCCTGTGTCTGCATGTCAATGACCCTGTAGTAAGGAACTTTGACTTTATAAAATCTTTCTAGTACCTGATACTTTTTTACTTGATAGTAGTCTTTATCTTTTACATCCGCTGGTGTAAACACCACCATTGAGTTTTTATTTTGTGATGCTGGGTAATCTTCTTCATCGTAAGTAAACCCAGATATGTCGTTTATAAGTCCGGGTATCACCTCTCCAGTAAGCGGGTCTTGTTTATCTGCTAATTCAGGGTAGAGGTTGACGGCTTGTTCTCCCGTTAGGATGGTGGAAAGGATAATGCCATCCGAATCGCCAAACCAACGATCTCTAGAGCTGGGAGATGCGTACACTCTAAACGGGTCAACATAAGTGAACTTAACGTCACCTCTACCGAAATCTGATTCTGAGTCAATGTAGGCATACAGATACCCCATGCCGGTAGTAGCATAATCCTGTATTGCCTGTTTCATCTGCCAGTCACCATCTGAGTTTTGCCACACATAACCCATGACTGTTCTCCACAATGTAGCAACCTGCACATCGGAATCTTCTCTAGGGGTTATCGTAAACGCTGGTGGTCTGGATGTTAGTACTGCTTTAAATTTTTCAATAGCGGCAGAAATCCTATCCATTGGTATGTCTGCCTGATTTCTCTGAGACAACTCATCAGATTCATCTTGACTGAAATGATTCCCAAGATAAAAGTCAATATCCTTACGGGCCTCTGTGTCCCAATCAGATCTTGAATCACGCCATTGGCGATATAGTTCTTCGTTATAGGAAGCTCTAGGGTCTTTATCCATTACCTAAGCAGTCTCATTGGCTGGTCTCCCATACCTTCTATTACTGCATCCCTACCTCTTTGCATTGTTTGCATTTTAAAGAACTCTACTAAGTCTCTAGCCATTGATTTTTCCATTTCTTGATCTTCCACGTTCTGCATTTGTTCTGAAATGATCATATCTAATCTCCTTTTTTGGAGTGCTAGTCTAGCATTTCTAGCAATGTTGTCTTTCATTGCCTTTTCTATTGCATCTGACTCTTGACGAACTATACCAAGATCACCGCCCATTTGTGGGTTAGCCATTCTCATGTCAATACTATCACTTAATTGCTGATTCATTGCCTGCCCCATCATTTCTGGTGGTAATGGCGGGCCTATCATCCCACCTTCTTGATAACCTACCATACCTCCATTTTTATAAGATATGGCTTTTTTTATATTACTTAAATCAACTTGGAAACGCATACGTTCAAAAGGGTCTTCTATATTCTTTTCCATAACGGTGTCGAGCAATCCTTCTATTGGCAATGATCCAGTTGCCCTAGTTGTTCCGGTTACATCGGCCCCAGAATCTTTTTTCTTACCACTTACTTCAAACATATAATTTGCTGGATTAGAAAATGAAAGAGTGTCTATGTTAACACTTTCAGGATCTAAATTAAATTTTTGTGCAAAACCTTCACGAGTCAATCCCCCCTCCGGTGTATACATTCCTTTTGGCAGGTCGCCACCAAATGCAGTAACCATATCTCCTACTAGCCCAGCGTAGTCTTTTAGGGAAACTTTACCACCTTCCTGATAGCCTTTCATAGCTTTGTTAGCCATACCACCACCCATCATGCCCATCAAAGAATCCTGCACTTCTCCACCTTCCTGCATACCGTTTTCTGAATATAAAGCATCGTAAAGCCTTTTTCCTTCAGGTGATAAAGATTTTACAAGTTTTAAACTGTCCGACTCACTAATGCCCTCCATACCGGATTGATTTAAAAGAGCAGATGTAATACTCGCATCTTTCATAAAGTTTCTATTAGTGTTGTTTTTACGAAAAGAATCATACAAATCTAAATACGATTCTCTGTTTGTGCTTGGACTCTGCAAGGCTTGATACAACAACAACTCTCTTTGTGGTATTGCATCCTTTCCAGCCTCTAATAAAAAACGATTATATAAACCAGCAGTATTAAGGTAATTCATAACCTCTCCACCTTCTTGCATATAACCCATCTTGTTTCTAACAGCCTCTGGTAGTTTACCTAGGCCGGGATTGTCTTTTGGGACTGGTTTTAAATTTTTATGAACTTTTCCACCATGTTTATAACTCATCATGTCTTTGTTTACCATACCACCATGACCATACTGATTCATAATTGAACCACCACCAGCATAGTTGTCTAACATCCCACCGGTTCCCATTGGCATAACATTACCACCACCATACATTGGTTTTATGCTTTTTAATAAATTCATTGCCATTTCTTTATCAATAGCATCGTGAGCACCATCTTTTGATTTATTGTTCATGTATTCCAATTTCTCTACTCCTATTGCCTCAACAGCATCTGGTGGAAAATAAATTTCACCATTTGTTAATATCACATTTTGACTTTTTGACATATCATCTTTGTCAGCACTGAACATCCTTGCTAAAGGCTCTAGCTCTGGATACATCCTAGAACTTCCATAGTTCATTATAAAAGAACCCAATGGGACTTTTGCCTTCTTCGTATCTGTAGTTCCGGGCATTATTCTTTTATTTCAAAGTGTGGAAAATCATCAAATCTGTTATCTTTTACTTCCCATCTCCCTTTCTCTTCATACATATCCCAATTACCACCCCATCTTATCTTATGGCCCATGCCCCTAGCAATGCCAATAACGAACCCAGCAAAGAGGGTTTGTCGTTCCCTGTCTTCCCAATCCACAGGATAAGGGGTAACGTCAACGGCTTTAGAAGGGTTAGAGTTATGCCTGCCATTAGGATACTT